TGCCCTTCTGGAGCAAGCGAAACGGGTTATGGCCGGGCTGATCCGCGCCCCAACGCGACGAAACCGCCCATTCCGCGACTATCAGCGAGGCGGGATACGGGTACAGGCGGTTCATCTCCCGCGCCGCCCAGACTGCCGCCGCTAACGCCTCCTTTTGCCTCTTACTGAGCACCATTGGAGGTCGAGACAGGCGCGGGCATGTCTTTGGCATGGGTATGGAGTTGTTCGGCCTGTAAGACGCTGCCCGCATGCTTGACGGCTTCCATGCCGATCTCATGCGCATGTTCGGCACGCTGTTGATACTCTTCATGCACCTGTTCTAGCTGCTTTTGCATGAGATCCAGCCGCGCATCGAGTTGTTCGAGGGCCATTTTGCCGCCAATCTCCAGTCGCGCTTTTTCGAGTACAGTACGAGCTTGAATCTGCGCAATTTCGAGTTGCGCTTCCTGTTTCGCCTGATCGGTTTCGATGTACTGTGACATCTCCTGGATGCGTTTTTCCATGGCTTGACAAGCATGATCGAGCTGAACCAGGCGTTGCCGCATGGCTTGTTCATTCTGCGGGGCGTCGGTTTGCTCTTTATACTTCTCGGGCGTCACGCGCGCAATGAGTTCATCGGCCTTCGGGCCTAAATCAAGGAGCTGCAAGATGATATCGGGGCCTTCTGTGACAATTTGCGGTACAACGCGACTCACCTCCGTGATGCGCTCGGCGGTTTTCTGCTGTTGCGACAGATAATTGGGTCCAACCGAAACCGTGACTCCGTAGCGCCCCACCGAAAGATCATGCATCTTGACACGACCCGTGCGCCGATCTTTCCTGCGTTCTGCTTCCGGCCTTAAATGCTGGTTAATCCAAACGATATTCGCCTTATCGTCCGCACCAATGATACGGCGAGCTTGCGAGGCGCTATAGACGTGCGGGATGACTTCAATCGCCGCCCCATAGAGGCTTTCGACCGCACAGTTCAAGCCCGCTGCCGCATGCGAGTTCATCATGCCCGATTGCTGCTGTAACAGCTCGACTTTCTTGCCACTTTCACTCGCGGATTGTTGTAAACCAAGGGCAGCCGGAGGCGTGCGTGTGAGTTGCCGGATGTCATCTTCGGTTTGCTGCAAAGCAATCGAATAGTTCTGTACATCCATCTGGTACTGCTGGAAGAGCGGCGCGGGCAAGGGCTTACCCGCTTCATCGTATTCGTTGAAGGACAGCACCGTGATATCGGGATTATTCACATCACGATACTGCTGCTCATGCCCGGCCATGGCGGTTCTTCCCACCAGAAACTTACTCGACGGTAGATTCTTGAAGCTTAAGAGCTGCTGGCTTTTGATGTAATTGAACAGGCGCTGACTCGAACGGGCGTCGGTAATGTTCGATTTGCGCCGCGCCTTCCCGTTCACGTAGCGTTCTTGGTTGATGACCGGAAAGAACGGAATGGTCGAGCCGGGCCAATCATTCGTTTCAAGCACTTCCGCGCCATCAATGATGCGTTGCGTGACGCGCGGCACCATTTTCCAAGCTTCTTGCTCCACCTGGAGAACTTCTCCACTCTGGAGAGCAATCAGTTGGAGTTTCTCTAACTCCTCCTCCCAGATATCCTTGCCGTTCACCCGCAACAGTTTCTTGCGGTCATGTTCGACAATCCAATCTTCCGCAATCCACAGCCAATCTTCCGGTAAGTCGTACCAAACGCCGAACTGTTGAGTCGTTCCCGAAAACTCGTGATAGCCCTTTTTCGGGTCTTTGCCGTAACGCTGCTCATAGTCTTTGCAGGTGATCTTCTGACGCAACATCAAGCGGCGCATATCGGACTTATCGGGTTCTGTTGCGCCCGGATCAAGCACGCACATCTGTGGATCAGCGACATCTCCGATCCGCAACTCGCGATCCATCGAGGAAGGATCGACATAGGCGAGATAGAGACGCAAGATGCCGATATTGCCGCCCGTCGCATAGTAATGCTGACGCTTGTATCGTTCGGGCGCGCGGGAATTGTACTGAATATCGCGCAAGATGCCTTCTAAGACTTCCGCGGTATTCTCGGAATCCTCCCCGTCGCGCCGCGAGATCTTGGGGCCGGGCAAGCTCTGCGCCACTTGATTGCAGATCAGCAAGACTGTGCTATCGAGCTTATTGACCACGACCGCCGCATCACCACGCGCCGCCTTCTCCGATTCCGGCCACTGATCGCCCGCTAAACACCGCACATTCTCGCTGAAATCATAGCGATTCTCCGCATCTTGGCTTAAGGAGTCGTCGTACCATTCAAGGGCTTCGGCGTGCTGATAAGCCATCTATCGACCCCAACTGAACTTGGTGCCGCCACCAACCGGGTTTAATTCTACTTTCGGCGGTTGCGGCGCGACGTGTTGCGCAAAGGTCAAGGCGAGCGCATCGCCGTAGTCAGGAGAAGCTAATCCGCGTTTCTTCATGTCTTCTTTGCTTTCTAACACTAATCGATCCGTCTTGTCATGAAAGTAACCGGGTCCTGTGATATCAATCTCTAACTGTCCATCGTCAGGAATCGAGCCACGTAAGAGCCAATCCTTCATCCGTCCCCACATGTAACTACGCATATTGGCGTAATGCGTGTCTGGTGCTTTCCCGCCAAACTGCACCTCCGTCATATTGCGGTAGCCGAGTTGGGAGAGCCGGTGATAGAGTCCGGCTCCCACTCCACTGCCATCTAAGAACATCATGGCGATCCGTTCCCCACGAAGCCCCTCAGAAAGCAGCAAGGCTAGCTTAGAAACGAGCAAGGTTAAATCGCGCGTCTGCTCACCAGGGATCTTCTCCGCTCGCAGCGTGCGTGCGTCTACGCCCTTCCGGTAGCAAATGACGTTCGAATCCATGCCACCTCTGGCGACGTCTACCCCACACACCAGTGGCTCATCTTTCGCTTGCTCTGGTGGCTTACGCTTCTGGGCGTCCCAGACTCGCTCATTGTCAATGAACTGGAGATCACCCGCACGCGGCGGAACGCCTCGCACGCGGACGCGAAAGAAGTCTGAATCCTCGCCGTATTCGCGCTCCCACTCAGCAATGGTTTCCTTATTCGTGAAGGCGCTGGTGCGTGAGTCAATCGAGCGCGTAATCCAGCGATGCCGAGAACGGCCAAAGCCCGCTTCAAAGAAACGTCCTTCTGGTCGTGTGGGATTACCAAGCGCCAGGAATAGCGGCTCTCCGTCCGTCAATCCGCCTTCGGCTACTTCCCAAGCATCAGTCGGGATGGCAGAAGCTTCATCAAACAGGTAATAGCTGGTGGATGTCGAAGCATGCTGCCCGGCAAACGATTCACTCCGCCCTTCCTGTGAGGTGAGTGCTCGCAAGAACCACGAATCGGCTTGTCCATTGAAGTAAATGCGATCCGAGCCAATCTGAAACCAAGAGCGAGTGAGCGAGAGTTTCAACCAGCGCTGAATGGTCGCCCAAGTCTTACTCTCTAGTTGCGGAAACGTATTGGCGGTGGCTGTTCCTTGACTCGCGGCGCGCGTCGAGAGAATCCAGGTAGCAACCCATGCCGTAAACGTAGACTTACCCGGACCATGGCCGGAGGCAATGAGCATGCGAATGGGAGCGACGGAGTTGACCCCATCGAAGTTGCGTTTCCGTACCTCTTCGCCCAGGACGCGTAATGCCTCTTCCTGCCAAGTATCAGGGCCACGATAGTGCTCGAGCATGCCTGGTTCGCCCCAAGGGAAAGCGAAGCGCACAAAGCCGAGTGGATCGGCGTAGAACTCTGCCATTTGCTCCGCGAGTGTGCGATTGACTAAATCATCTTCCGGGAAGGCAGCCGTAAGCGAAGCACGCGCGCGAGCGATCAAAAGAGAGGAGCGCGGAACGGAGCGGCAAGATTCCAGTTGAGCGCGGCGTGCGCTTTGACGGATGGCATTAATCCATTGCCCGGTATGAGGGAGCGGAACGGTCGTTCCCATAGCGACTTGTCGGGGGTATCCGCAGGACGGCGTGCTACCCCCGCTTTCTCCGTAGAGGCTTGGAGGTTACTACGAAGACAGAGATTGGTTCAGTGTAACGCTAAACTCGAGGTGAGGTCCAGCAAAATGTTTAATCGCGAGAAGCAGATGGTCTTCTACTTTGGCATCAGTTGCGGGCTTGGCTTGGCCTTTCTCCTCAGCATCCTCGTTCTGTTTGTTTGGCACTTACAAGTTGTTTCGATGATCTCCTGATTCGCGGGGCGTGCCTTTGCAAATAGCACTGATATTATCAGCGATTTCAGCAAACGAGCTTACCTCTTGAGGGGAGCTTCGAGTAAGAAGGGGCGCATGGCTTCATCGACCTCTTCGAGCTTGCGGAGTAATTCACTTCGTTCGTCGGGGCTGAGCTGATCGAGTTTCGCGGGATCGAGGGAGAGTGTGATTTGTCCCGAGTGCGTGACTTCGCGTCGATCTCGCCAGTTCTCAGGATCTCGATTGCGGAGCCACAAGGCCATGGCTTTGACATCGCCAGCACGCGCCGCGCGATAGAGCGCGTAGGCAATTTCCCTGTCTAATTCTTGCCGCTGTTCCTCAATGGACTTAAGAAATTCTGGGTGATCTTTCTTCCAAGTATTGATGGTCGGAACACTGACACGGAGCAGAATCGCAAGCTGTCGATCAGTGGCCCCGAGTGGTGCTAAGCATTTAATCGTCTCGCAATAAGCGGGATCATAATCCGAAGGACGACCAACGGGATGCAGAGGCAGAACAGGCATGGCTGAATTATGGCAGGTCAGGCGATCTCTCCTCCGGGTACCATCGTTTCAGCGCTTCGATCA